ATGAAACCTAGACCCATCATCAACGTTGACCCACGGATTCAAGCCACTGTTGGACCTTACGTCCGCGCTATTACGGATATTACTAAAAGACAGTGGGCATGGAAGGCCGCTGATCGTGTACCCATTGTCCTTGCTAATGGCATCACTGTACACATTACATATGGCGCTGACGCTACAGATCTCAAATTAACGCATTGGATGCGTGAAGTTATGAGTATGATACGCAATGGTTTGGCTTTTATTATAGTCGCGGGCGATGATTCGTTGGTTATCTATCGAGATTTTGAAGGTAATCTATACGTTTTCGAAGGCGATGCGTCTATGTTCGATCAGTCCCAGTCCAAAGGGCCCTTAAACCATCAATTGAACACTATGCATAGATGTTCTGTTCCCCTCCGAGAGATTCAAATACTCGGTTGTACTTTCCAGGCCAAATATGTTGCTCATTCTCGCAATGAAGTTGGGAGAATTATAGTTTCCCATGAGCATCGGCCTATGCGCGGGACAGGCGGACCCGAGACATCTTGGGGTAATTCTAAGACCATGGGTGAATCATGGATTCACGCACTGTCTAAGCTCTGTTTCCAAAACATACAAGAGAGTTTCCGGTTTCTCGGCTTCGACCTCAAGCTAAAAATTTTCACGGATCCACGTGAAGCCACTTTTCTTAAAGGGATGTGGTATGAGATCGATCAGGAGCTGTGGTGGGGTATGTTGCCATCACGGTTTTTGAAGGTCGGGAAGTCTCTCCGTGACCCGCGCACCCTCTACAAAGGTGATTTACGTACGTGTACTAAGCAATTTGCCAATGATTTGGCTTATTCAATGCACCGTTTTGTATTGCCTCCGCTTATGCGTCAATTCGTGAAGCGTTACATGGTGGCTCCGCCCAAGCGCCATTTTCCCACTGATTTGTGGGTAGAGCATGAGGACGGCGATTTGGGTCCTAGTCCCAAGATGAAGAATTATGAGTTCATCAATCAACGTTATGGGCTAGAGAGAGACATCTGGAAGGAGATGGAGCATCTGATTGCTACGAGTGAGCTCTTTAGTTTCCTCGAGCATCCAGGCTTCGAGCGTTTAGCGCTCGTAGATTACAGCTAGATTGCGTCTGGCTGTGGCTCGGCAGTAGAGTGGA